TGGGGCAGTTCCACCTGACCACTTGACTGTTACACCTGATGTAGTTCCATCTACTTGGTATGCGTTTGCATAATAGGCCGTTGTATTTGTAATCAAAAGTGAAAATGTAATTGCCTGACCCGTAGACATCAAAGAGTTAAGCGTAGTTCCAGAGGCCGCAGTAATATTGAGAGTACCGTTAGCAGTAGATGCTGTAGTCAAGTAATGAACTGCAGAGTTGTTTGTCTGTAGGTAGGCGTTGTATCCAGCAAACGCCGCTGAGTTGATGTACCAGTTCTCATATGGATAATCAAGGATTTGTCCAACAGTAGTAAGGCCAGATACAGAAGTTGTAGTAGAGCCTAAAGTCAGGGCTGTAGAACCTAAGGTAGTAGTACCATAGGCGTTAGTTCTGGCTCTTGTCATTTATCTTCTTCCTTTACTTAATAGGCTTATTCTACAGGAGGAATTACTGGTTCGGGCTTTGGACGATTATCAGTAAACGTGTTTGTTTCACTGTTGTAGTCCCAATCAATTCCCGCAGTAGAAGTTCCTTCCAAAAGTTCTACGGCGCCTGGAAAAGCCGCGTCAATAAAGTCTTGGTCAGCAATAATTGTATTTATGACTTTACCGTTTTCAATAATTGCGTAAGTTGTCATTTTATCTCCTTAGTAAAATACTACAATTAAGCCTGGAGCACCGTTTCCACCCGCACCGCTATGGGTAGTAGAGATTGCTGATATTGTTGAACCAGTTCCACCGCCTCCACCGCCAGCACCATATCCAGTTGCTGCAGAGCCTGCAGTTGCTGAAGGCGCACCTGAACTAACTGCGTTTGACTTTCCACTTGTACCACCAGTTCCGTATAAACCAACTGCCCCAGCGTTGTTTGAACCAGTAAAGTAATTGCTTATATTTCCCCAACCATCGGCTGCGGCGCCACCTCCAGCAGCAAAGGCACCTGGCTCATCGTAAGCATAGTAGGAGCCTATAGGCAGGGTGTAGCCATAACTGCTACTAATGGTTAAAAGTTGTGGAGCAGTTTGTCCGACAGAGTAATAGTTATATCCGCTACTAGCACTTAGTTGTGCTCCGCTGCCTCCAAAAGATGCAGGGGCTACTACTCCCGAAACCGTATTTGATATTGTGTAACTACTAAGGCCTCCACCACTACCGCCATTACTGTCTGAGGTATTATTTTTATGGCCATATGGGTAAAAACCGCCACCGCCATCTTGTTGATACACTCCTCCCGCTCCACCAAAACCACCTGCGGCAGGAATTCCTCCAAAGGTAGTTGTTCCTCCCTGGCTTCCACTGTTACCGTTGGCATTTGGAGTTGCTGCTGAAGCGTAGCCTCCGCCGTTGCCACCAGACCCAATAACGACAGTTGTATCGGAAGAGACGGTTAAGGTAGCAATTCTTACATAACCAGAGCCACCACCGCCACCACCAGCCGCTCCTATTTGGTTTCCTCCAGTAACGGCGCTGTAGCAAGACGCACCGCTTCCACCTCCGCCTCCACCGCCCATAATAACAACCTTAACAGTTCGTGGAGAAGCATAACCGTCTGGATGCGCCCATGTTCCACTAGAGGTTATCAGCGCAGAGCGTGAGAAAAGTGATGGAGATGAAGAAGAGACTGGATATACAGACTGTGCCATGGTTATGCCACCTCTACGCCGCTGATGTGGAAGTTCACAGCAGTGTTTGATGCGCCACCTGTAATAATTTTTGGTGTTGCATTTGCTGCTAGTACCTGCTTAAGGTCAAAGAATGCTGTTGAGTTAGCAGCGATTGCTGCTGTAGTAAAGATAGCAGTTCCATCTAGCGCCAAAGTAAAGGTGTATGCAGAGCCACCAGTATTAGTTACAACTACGTTAGTAACTACTGTGGTGGTAGAGGTAGTAGGCACTGTGTACAACGTAGTCGTTGTAGTAGTGGTGGCTGCTCCTCTAAAGAGGGTTTTCGCTGATACGGCCATTATCTGGTGACTCCTTCTAAGAGGGTATATCTGTTTTTACGCATATTACAAAGGCTGTGGGAAGGGCGTACGTTCTTTAGTGAATCTGCCCCACCGTTAGATAGAGAGACTAAGTGGTCAATGTGCAACCCGTTTTCCCAGCCTTCACCCTTACCTGTCCTACGTGGTGCTTCTAAGTCTATAGAATCGCCACATATGTGACAGTTTGAACCGTACATGTCTAAAACATCTGTTTCAGTGTAAGCAGAGCACTCGTTGTCTAACTTAAGAGCACGGCGCTTTCGTTGATATGCAGCAAACTTAGGTGCGTTATTACTCTTGTATACACGGTGGCGTTCTCTCTTAGCAACTAGTTCTTCTTCAGTAAGGCTGTAATGCTTTTCCTTACTTCTCTCAGAAAGTTTTGCCTTAAACTCTGGGTCGTGTTTATGCTCTGCATAGTACCTGCGTGAGTTTTGGCGCATCATTTCGCCTAAACCTTTGTCCTTATTTCTTTCATAGTAGGCTTTAGAGTACGCCCGACTACGCTCACGTTGCTCTTCAGTACGTAAGATGCTCATAGAAGCGCACCCATCGTAGTAAGGATTAGACTGTCATTGCCCCAACGGAGGCCTGTAGTAGTAGTTGAGTCCACGTATAGTTCTTGTGGATAGGTTCCATTTGTACCGCTATGTGAAGTTCCTACTGCAAGGTTTGTGACTGTGCTTGCTGCTGTAGCAGCAATCAGATCACCTTTTGTAGTAACGGTAGATAATGGCAATGACCCATTGACTAAGAAAGAAGTAAACCAAACAACTTCTAAGATATCACCAGCAACTAAAGCAGTAAGGCCTGTGATTGCTGTTCCTGACGTAGCGACATAGTCTGTTCCACGAAGAAGTTTAGTTCCGTTGAGGAATACGCTCTCAGTTCCCACTGTGTAGGTGACCGATACAGAAGTCTCTCCACCTGTTGCTGTGTATGAAAAGAAGTTCTGATTAGGGGCAGATCCACCTGTATTGTCCATCCAGAAATCACCTGCAACTGGATATGAGGGAGACGTATTTCCTAAGAAGACACGACTACTGATCGCATTGTCTGTGACAATTGCTGCACCAGGTTGATTATTTTGCGCCATTATGCGATCTGGCTTCCAAATGCTGTTGCTGTAATAGCATTGGAAGTTCCACTCTGTACATAAAGTGTGTCTGCTGCAGTGCTGTAGTTCATAGTAATACCGAGAGTAAAGGTCTGCGTTGTGTATGCAGGGAGTGTCAAGTTGTAGACAAGGGCTGTAGCCGCAGTGTTTGTTGTTGCCGCCTTGTTGCTAAAAACGTTGATGGTTGCTGCTGCGTTGGTTGTGTTGCAGAGCACAATGCTCGATACAACTGCAGCGGTTGATGATGGGACCGCGTAAAGCAAGGTGGCAGAGGTGCCCGCCTGTGCTTGGCCCAACTGAAGATAAGACGTAGCCATGGGACTCCTTTAGAAGGTTATAAAGAAAGGGTAGAGAAAGCCGCCTAGTTTATGTTGCTAAACTGTTAAAGGTTTACTAGATTAGCCCCCATGAATCTTGTACAAAGGGCGGTATCTCAAGGCGGCAAACTTGCCCCTATAGTAATTCCTAATGGACTTACTTCTGGTACTGGTCTGATGAACCCATCGGTATTTGTAGACAGCGATGGAGACATCCTTGTCAATTTACGGCATGTTAACTACACGCTGTTTCACTCTGAAAACAACCAGCGATTTCCAAGTCCTTGGGGACCTCTTTCGTATTTGCATCCTGAAAAAGATCAGCGTCTAGTTACTGAGAATTATCTTTGCCGTCTAGATAGTAACCTAGTCATGACAGACCATGCCCGTGTAGAGATGCTTGAACTGCATGATCCTATCTGGGAGTTTGTAGGCTTAGAAGATGCCAGACTCATGCAGTGGGATGGGCAGTACTTCCTTGTGGGTGTTCGTAGAGACACTACTACTACAGGAGTCGGTCGTATGGAGTACACCTGGATTGATATTGATAAGAAGAACTGGACAGTTTCTGAAACAAAGAGAGTCCGAATTCCTGCCCCTGCTCCAGATGTTTCGTACTGTGAAAAGAACTGGTATGCCGTAATGGATCGTCCTTATCATTTTGTAAAGTGGACATCTCCTACAGAAATTGTTAAGGCTGACCCCAATACAGAACTGTGTGAACAGGTGGAGGTAAAGCCTGCCCTTAAAACACTTAAAGACCAACGAGGTGGGTCTCAACTAATTAACTGGGGTGATTACAATATCTGTATTACCCATGAGGTAGACCTATTTAAAAACTACTTGGGTCAAAAAGATGGCATCTATAAACATCGATTAGTTGTGTGGGATAATGACCTGAACATGATCGGTCTTTCTCCAGAACCTTTTACATTCTTAGATGGTCAGATCGAGTTCTGTGTAGGAGCCGCAGAGTACCAAAACGATTTGCTTATTTCGTTTGGATTCCAAGATAACGCGGCTTTTGTGTTGCGTGTACCTTCAAGTGTTGTAACTGAGATGATTGAGGAAGCCCTTGCGTATGAAGACTAACAAGATAGAAGCATTAGTTGTGGAGTTATCTAACGATCCCTTTAATGCTCGCCTTAATCTGGATGTTGCTAAGGAGTACCACCACCTAAATCAAACCGCTTCTGCTGTGTCCTTTTATCTTAGGGCTGCAGAGTACGGTGAAGAGGACCTTGTAGTTGTTTACTCATCATTGTTAAAAATCTCGCAGTGTCTTCGTGATCAAACTGGTAGAGAGCACACTGTTTTAAATTCCATGCTTCAAGCACTTGCTGTTTGCCCTAATCGACCAGAGGCTTACTTTTTGATTTCCCAGTACTATGAGCAACAAGGAAAATGGCAAGAGTGTTACACCTATGCTGAATTAGGATTAGCAACACCTGAGCATGAAGCATTACCTGTAGATATAGGCTACTACGATCGTTATTGCCTAGAGTTTGAGAAGGCTGTTTCAGGTTGGTGGGTAGGACGGTCTGAAGAGGCTCGTGAACTATTTCATGAAATACTAAAGAACAAAAAGATCAACAAAGATTACAAAAACGCTATTCGTAATAACCTAGCCACCATTTGGAAAGAGCAACACGCTTAGTTACATACAGCCCGTTAAGAAGCCTTCGACAAATAGTCCTGGGTAGTTAT